TTTTAATCTTATTCTTAAGATTATATACTTTTGTAATATTAATAACACCAAGACTATCATCTATAATCTCATCATGTAATTTATTTACAATATTTTTTACAGTATCATGTTCAAAGAAAACATGATATATTAATATAGAATTTCTAGTACTATAAATATCTGAACTAATATTCAAATATTTGAATATTATATCTAAATCTACATAACCAGATTTATACATATCTAAAAATCCTTCACCTATCTTTACTATCTTCAAGAAGTCAATATCAAATGGATTAATACTAAATTTATACCATATCTTAGCTTTTTCTGGAACATCCCAATTATCAAAATTTAAATAGAATATTCCATCTCTTCCATAAGTTATAAAGATATCTTTTGCCTCTAAGATATCTTCTAATGTTAATTCTTCTTGTACATACGCCTTTCTTACTTTACTCATAGTTCTTTTTCTCCTTTATTTAATCATATTTCTACCCCTGGGTAATTTATTTACAAAATCCATTAATGATATCATATAAAATGGATATTTGAAAATATCTCTACAATACATAGATATTGTATAACAATTAGAAAATCCTGCTCCATTAATAGGAGTTCTATATATTTCCCAACCATCTGGAACAATATTTAAAATTTCTTCATAATATTCTTTATCACCCCAGAATGCTTCAAATACAAAATATGGGATATCATGATTATTTGGATCATCTTTATGACCTTCACAACAAAACAATGTATTATAGTTTTTCTCATTATTCATTATTTGAAGAATTCTTACAAATCCCTCATCGATATCTAAGAATTGTACTTCTTCTCCACAATGTGGACATGTACCCCATATATCTAAATAAGCAGAAGTTACAAACTGAATTTTTTCCAATACAGTTTCTGTTTCAGTATCTTTATCTATATTAAATTCTACTCTAGGACGATTCTTTACATTTATCCCAGAATCTTGAAAGCAACAAGGACAAAGATATCTACATTTATTTTCTTTATTCATTTTTATTTCTCCTTTTTATATTATTAATTTTCAATCTTTACCATATTTATAGTATATTATTATATTTAAATATAATTTCAAAAGGAATGGGGTAGTCCCACCACAGACTACCCCAAATTTAGAGAAATGTAATTATGAAAATAACACTAACTTTAATTTATTGTTAGTAAAATTTTAATAATAAACTTGATAATTGAAGTCTATAGCTTTATCCAGATTTACTAAAAACTCAACTGGGAAGTTAAGTTTTGTATATGGATAAATATCTTGATAGAATTTATATCCTGTAACTGGATCTTCAAATTCCCAAGCATAGCAAAGTGATAATGTAGATATTCTAGCATTTTCCCAACCAATCATCTGTTCAAAGAAATCTCTAAGATCATTTCTGGTAATTCTAAGTCTAGTTTCCACATAGCATTCAGCAATCTGATCGGTATCACTATTATACATATTATCATCAACCTGAGTACCATCAGCATACATTACATGTAATTCTGGTGTAGTATCAAATTTCTTAAAGTAATATGCAATCTTATTTTTATCAGAATAAGTTTTTCTACCAAAATAATAACTTCTTAATTGTTCTGGTAAATCATCATCAGCATTCTGGAATCTGAAAGGATAAATACATCCTAATTCTATATTATCAAGATCTGTAAGTGGTTTAATACGATCTGTATAATTAACAGGATATACATCTCTTTGTGTACTACCACATCCGTCATCACCAACACAGAATAACTGAACAATAGAACTATTATAATTAAGAAGTTTTTCTTGATCTTTATCAAAATGCATCTCATCATTATAAGTTGGGAGAATAAGTGATGAATCAATACCAAAAATCCTGCAACCAGAGAACATAGAACCTGAAATTACAACTTTATTCTCATATTCTCCTAGTACTTCACCAGTATCATGATCTGTGATTGTTATTTTGGTCTTTTTTACTTTTCCACCAAGTCTATCTGTTAAATCTTTGTTAGTAACTATATCTCTAATAGAATGTTTATCGTTTAAAGATATGATCTTTTCATCCATTTTTATAAACCTCCTATTTTAATTAAAATTCTTCCCAAGAATATGGAGAGAATTTTCCAATTTCGTCGGTAAGATCTTCTATATATTTATCTATGTATTGTTTGTATACATTTTCTTGATGTTCTATATTATCAACATAATTAGCAACCTTTCTCATATCAGAAAGTTCATCAGCAACTAATTCATTTATTCTTTGAGTTAATAACTGATCATCTGTAACAACAACAAGATCATCATATAATACTTCCATTACATAATTTATATATTCAAAAGCTCTATCACCAACATCTCTAATATCATCAAATTCTTTCCAAGAAGCCCAAGCTTGTTGTAAATATAATCCATCTTCTTTTTCTACGATTACATTACCATCTTGATCAGAAACAAGAGCTTTTTGTTCTATTTGTCTATCAATAACTCTAGTATGCATACTCTTAGTCCAGAATTGATTAGTTCCAGCACTACCACCATTAATCATGAATGTATACAAGTTGTCGAAACTATTTCTAGTAACCAAATCATCTGCATGATAAGCACCTCCACCATCAACTCTAAGATAGTTTTGCATTTCTAAAGGTCCAGCTCCATCAAGATCCCAGATATCTAATAGTTTATCATAAGATTTTCCACCATTAATCATCTTATATGGAATATTAAGAGAAGCATCAACTACTCCACCGTTAGCATCTTTATACTCAGCGAAAGCTTCTTCTACAGTATATCCATCATAATCATAATCATCTTCTGGATCTGGATCAAAATGACCATAAACATCAAGAACTTCTTTTATTACTTCATTATATCTTTCATCTACTTGATGAACTCCAGTTACACTAATTGTATCTTCTTTAAATTCTTTATCTTCATGCCAGTAATTAAGTTTAATCTCAGCCAAACTATCAATTCCTGAACCATAATTATTACCATTTTCTAATCTATCATTAGTATTAATAGTAACAACAGGATCAAGGAAATATACTTTCCATGATTTAAAGAAATTAATCATAAGATATAGATAATGTAATAAAGCACTGAAAGAAGATATAGTAAATGTAGAATAAATAAACTCTACATTATCTCCAGTAATATAATATTCAAGCGTTCCAATAATGTCATTCATTACTGATCTAATATTATTTTTACGAGCTTCTACATTAGTTTCAGATATAAGTTGATTATAGAAGTTATAAAGAATATAACTTTTATCTTTTAATACTTGACTAATATATTGAACTACTTCATTGCCAACTTCATAGAAATGATAATCAAATTGTCTAGTACAAAGTGTTCTGAATACATAATTAAGCATTAAATTTTCATCTCTATTATCTGAATCCATAATTCTATTTCTAAGATCATTATAACATTCAGTATTAATATCGAAGTTTTCCATTATATCTTCAACTGTATCTAATTTCTTTACTATTCTAAATCCAGCTATACCTAAAGGTCCTCTAGGATTCTTAAGTAAGAAATGATATTTCTGATCTTCAACCCAATCATTATATGAATTGAGATCTCCATCAGGATTTACATATTGAATATACTCATCATAATCATAAACCAGTTCATCATATTCATAAGTAATCTCATAATATCTGACATCACCTTCATTGTTTAATACTGTTTTATAAGAATAACCAGTATATCCTTTCTCAAAGTTATAAGGTTTAATTCTTCTCTCTATAACCTCTAAGAAATCTTCTATATCTTGAGGTTCCAAAGCATTATTAAATCCAAAAACTCTATCATATGAAGTTTCCAAAGTTTCAGGAACTCTTCTCTTAGCCCAATCAAGATAATTTTCAGCCCAAACTTCATAGCTATTATAGCCTTCAGCTGTAGCTTCAGGATCTTGATTTTCTATATAAGTTTTTCCTTCCCAATGCTTTGGATGGAAGAATTGTCTCCAGAATTCATCAGGATCAAGATCTGCAAGATCATTAAAATCCCATTCAGAATCTAAAACTTCCCATTCAGATGGAACAGAATATAATGGATGCATAAAATCCCATCCATCATCTTCATCCAATGGTTCTTCATCAACTAGATCATCAAAATCATAATCAATATATTCTGTATCTGGATCTTCTATATCATAAAAATCGAAAACTTTATCATCATCTAAAGGAGTAATCTTTTCTACAATTCCAAAATCATATAGCCCATAATCTGTAGTTTCAGGTTCAGTACCATCATGCATTTCTGGATTATTAAAGTCGTATAATCCTTCAATATCTGGAGGATCTAACATCTCTTCGAAATCATAATCTCCTTGTAAATAATCTAAGTTATATGATATATCACCAAATTCAAATTCTTGATCATCATCCATAATATGACCAGATCTAATTACACCACCGAAATCAAATTGATGAGTATCAAAATGTGCTGGAGGACGATATTCTCCAAATATTTCATTCCATTTAAGATAATCATCATAATCTCCATCATCAGTATATAATTGATCATAATATTCAACTCTAGGAGTTGTAATATTTAATTGATGACTAGATCTATCGAAAGGTCTAATTACTTTATCAGGAATATCATCATAAGATAATGATAATAAATATAATAATATAAATACACCAGATAAAGTAACTTCAGTATCCATATTAATTGAAGGAACAATTATTCTTACATCATTAGAATCAACTTGAGAATCTAAAAGATAATTAAAGAAATATTCTACTTGATATTTATACTTACTCATATCTACTTCATAATCAATAGACATATACTTAGTACCTTCAACAGTAAAATCAACATCTTTAATATGTTCATCTCTTATTTCTTCATGAAGTTTCTCTTTAAATGTTTTATCAGATTCATTATTCCATTCTTTATAAACACCATCCCAGTATTTATCATCCATTGTAAGATCATCATATTTATATCTATAGATATTATCATCTATATATTTATCAAATGAATCACCTTGTTTAACCTTGATAAATTCAAGATCATATTTATCAATATCTGTAGATGATGTTTTCTCATCTTTCTTCTTATATAAGAAGTATTTATAAATATAAGTACCAGTAAGATTAAATAAATCAATAATATCATTATTATTTCTTTCTGATGATTTATATTTTATAAGCTTATTAAGATTCTTTACAATAGCAACTTGATATTTAAGTGGAATCTCTTCAAAGAATTCCACACCAAAAGACTCTAAGAAATATTGTACAGATCTAATATCAAATATATCTCTTCTTATATACCATTCTGGAACATCTACCACAAGATCATTAAATGTTTGACATAATAAAAGAATAATCATTGATTCATCATAATGTGCTGAACCAATAGCCATAGCATCTTGATAAGTTCTCTTAAGATATATTGATCTATTTATATTATAAAGCTCTTCGAATCTTTGTTGTACAAGTTGTTCTACTGTAGGAATATAAAGTATTTCCCATTTTATAGCTTTTCTAGCTTTATATACATCAATAGCTTTGTAACCCAGACATCTAAGATAAGAATAATTAAATCCTCTATATTCAGAAATAATACTATCCATTACTCCAGTATATTGAAGAATAGAAATATCATCTGGAGATTGTAAATGTATAGGTTGGGTAAAATCTATATGTGATGTATCATAGTCTGAAGGGAAATCAGACTCATATATGTATATATTAAATTGAGAGTCTGAACGTTCTCTCTTTATATTATATGCAGTTCCAGGATATGGAGGTAAACCTGCAAGACTTCTATAATAATTATTTCTTTCTTCATAATTATTAATATAATATATTCTACAATATTCTAAAGTTTCATCTCTTATTTCTTCAGGAATAAGATATCTATCATCTAGAATATTTTCTATTTGGTCATCCGAGAATACTCTCACTCCATTTTTCTTGAAACTGGCAAGCATTGGGTATGTAAATGGAAAAGTATTAAAAGATTCTAGATTTTCTACTATTCGAATATATTCTCTAGATTCTTCTAAAGACTCATCTGTTTCATAACTTAAAGCTAAAGCTTCGTTTTTAACGACTATACCCTTAAATATAGTCTTACAACAATCTACTATTTCATCCATCAAAGGATGATCTGTATAGATCTTTCCATTTACAGAATAAGCCATATTCTCACCTCCAAACTTGTCAAATTATATATATGTGAACCAAAGTACAACATTATATAACCAATAATAAAGGAGTAGGAATAACATCCTACTCCTGAAATCTTTTACATATCATCATTATAATATTGATATTCTTCATCTCTAATAGCAACACAATTTGCTCTTATCATTACGGTATAAGAGTTCTTTCCAATCCTATTTGGATCTTCTGATCTATAAGAAACTATTGTAGCACTATAGCATGGATAATATGCTAAAAGTTCTGCTACTATATCTGCTCTGTCGAAAGATGGATCTTTTGATCTATTTTCATCTTTAAGCATCTCAACTAATTCTCTACCCTTATCATCTAACTTATCTTCAACTACAAAACTTATAGTCATAAAATGTCTAGATCTATTAAACCACGCCAGTTTATCTCTCTTAAAATATTCACCAACTAATGGAATATTAGCAGATGTAATTTGCTCAGATTTAAAATTATTGTATAGAAAGATTAGTCCATAATTAGAAACAGCTTGATCTAATTTCTTACCATTGATAGAAAAGTTTAAATAGTTAACACTATCTTGTTTACAATTTTTAACAATAGTCTTTTTAAGTGCATTATAATCAAGTATCATTTTAGTATCTCCTTTTTATAAAAATCATTTATTCTAGAACCAATTAATTAGATGTAGCTAGTATCATTTAAAAATAAGCAAATTTGTAAAAAATAAACAAGAACATGGATGTTGAGTCCAGTTCTTGTTTATTAATTTTATAACTTATCATTGAAATCATGGATAGTCATTCCATCCTCAGTATATCCAAATATTACATTTGGATCTGCCTGTTTAAGAAGAACGATCTCATCAAGAAGATTATCAAATTTCTTAATCTGTTCTTCAAATAGAATAACAAGTCTATTAGAGAAAATCATCCAAGTCCTTTTTGTAATTATTACAGGTTCTTCTTCTGGAATATCGAAATAGTGGAAGAAAAATTTCCTTACCAAATCTCTTTCCTCATTGGTGAACCTTCTACCAATTAGTGGTCTTAATTGTTCCTCAGAAGCTTCAATAATATCTTGAATACTTTCAAAGAACATTTGATTTGAAGTTACTCTTTTGCTCATTTATAATGCTCCTTTCATTACATTTATTTTATTCCATTTAAATATGAATATTATAATCATATCAGATATATAATATATAACTAAAAATATTCAGAATTACAAAAAAAAATAAACCTATACTTGTTTCCAAGTATAGGTTTAAATTTTTCTATAAGTATTTGTATAAATTTCGTAGAGAATAGATGATAGTTCTCTAAGTAAATATAAGTTATAACCTATATCAATCTCATCGTAAAGTACTGGAATAGTTGATAATAAGAATTTTCCTCCAGTTACTCTAAAACCAGCTTCTGGATTTAATTCTCTATAATATTCAACTCCCAACCGTTTATTTAGATAATCATCTATAAAATTTTCTAAAGATTTCATTGCTGGTTTTACACCATCATATTGAAGTTCAGAAATTATATTAACTATAATAGTTATTAAAGGTTCATGAATATCATAATTCGGGCCCAGACCCTTAATATCTACATTTATTTGAGATCCAAAGTTTATAAAGAATAAAATATTTTTAAGATTTAAATAACAAGTTGAAACGGACTTTGGGACAAATTGTATATTGTCGAATTGAGTTATTTTTAATCCATTTATTCTATTTACATAAACAGCATCATTAGCTATTCTTATAACTTCATATTCTTTGATATTATTAGCATCAAATAAATTAAGTTTTGCTTCTTTAATTCCTTTTTGAATAGTTTTATAGATTTCTTTATCTGAACTAATCATATTACCTACAATTATCTCCCTATTCATTTTAGGGAGATTTGCTAGGTAATTATATTTTTCTAGATCAATAATTCCATATTTATAAAGTATATTAATATTAGCTTGTTTAATATCATATTCTATGATATTTCCAGAAACAAATCTTTGATCTATTAAATATGTATTATTTCTAGCCAGAGATCCTTGTTGCCTAGTTAACATAGACCATATCACCTCCAGCTTTCAATCGAGCAGATTCTATTAAAAATGTATATCGCTCTTTATCTATATCCAAATTATACAAACCCCATTCGGGATTAAATTGTGGGAGAGCATTAGAATTTTTACTCCAAAGATAATCATCCAAGGAATTGATACGTATAGCATTATATCCATAACGTTGTTGAATAGCTTTGAATAAACTCTCTGAAATATTTTCCGACCAATCCATACTCTCATCCACAATAACAAATACATCATTATCTGTATATAATTCAAATATAATACTGAAAAACTCCATGAAAACAGCATCATTCTGAAATATATAGTTAAAATATGCAATGTCAAAATCTCTATCTATATATCTTCCCAATTCATTTGGCGGTAATAAGAATCTAAATCTCGGAAAACCCTCTTTTAACGAGTTTAGATTAAATACTTTACATTCCTCTGGAATATATCCTCCATGTCCATAATAAAGCATATCAAATCACCTCCGTTGATTGTATAGGAGCTATAAGATTTGGATTTTTCTTAATCCCTACTCGTAGTCTTTGTATAACTTCGAGTTTTTCTGTAAAAGTTTTTCCATATGGTTTAATCTGATACATTAATAGATTCATCATCTGATCTGTAATTGGAAAATTTGCTGGATAATAATATAAATATTCTCGCCAATCTATAATTCTAGTATAATAATATATTAAATCCAATTGAATATTTTCCAAATTAGCATCATAATAACAAACAGTATTATCAGGCTCTGGATCTCCAATGATTCCAATATGTATCCCATAAAGAACCATTATAAAGAATAACATTTTCTTGATTGTATTATTATATTCTTGATTTGGAAAATATAATAATAAGTTTCCACCTTTATACAAGAAAGCAATAATAGAACTCATATATTCTTTCACAGGATCGGATAATAAATGAGCAGAATATATCATATCATATTTCTCTTCATTACCATCAACCTCTGCAATTATAGCTTCTACAGGTGGCAATAGGATAGTTCCAGGTATAAACATACCTGGATCTAATCCTAATTCATTATCTTCATCAAGACTGATTATTTTTACATCAGGTCTCATATGGATAGATTCTAATATAATATTCTTATCTGTAGTAATAAGAATATTACCTTTTAAAATCATATTACTCCTCCTCTCCAGAAGCCTCCTCTTCTTCAACTACTTCCTCTTCTTCTGGGAGAGATCCAACAGGAGCTTCTTTAAGCAATTCAATCTTCTCAAGCGCATCTTCATACCAATCCTTAGCTACAACCGCGATGTCTTTAATATTTCTATCATCAATATGATCAATTGCGAGAATCTTGTTATTTAATGTAAGGTAGGAGCCATCATCATTTTTGATTACAATAATCTTTCCATTCTTCTCATTAGGGAAAAGATCTTTCTTAGATAATGTAACTGCATTAGCAAGATCAAGACCATCAGCTTCTTCAGACTCATAGAACTCTTCTGAAATTTCTTCAGCTGGTCCATAATCGTTAAATCCAAGAGCTTCACTGATAATAGCTTTACCAATATTAGCTTCAAGATCTTCACCAGCATATACAACCTTATCTGTCTTTGTCTTAAAGATAGATGCAGCTATCTCAAATACAATATTCTCACCATCTTCATCTGGTCCACACTTCTTGATTTCTGTTCCAAGATAATAATTTCCAGAAGCAAGAAGAAGTTTAATGAACTGATTATTTACAGAACAACTATTCTTCTCCAAAAAGTCTTTAATAATTTCATCCTTAATATTCTTCTTCTTTCTAAGAATATCAGCAAACATATTAATTACAATTTCGAGGTTGTCAGCGAATATAGCTTCAAGAAATTCACAACAATTCTGTACAATTTTTGTTCTATCTTCATCGGTAGCATCTGAATAATAATATAAATTATTAATCTCTGCAAGTAATCTACCAATATCTTCTTTATCATCTACGTATCCAAGATCTCCTTTACCTCTATCTTCTTCGTTGATTTCGAAAGCTTTCTTTACTTCTTTTTTCTCTTCAGGAGCTTCCTCTTCAATTGCTTCATCTTCAACTACATCAACTGGTTCATCCTCCTCTTCAACCACATCAACTGGTTCAAGATCAGTAATCTCTTCCTCTTCAACAACTTCTTCAACTTTTTCTTCTTCTGCAGGCTCTTCAACCTTTTCCTTAGGAGCAGCTACACCATTAACTGTCTTATTCTTTTCTTCCTCAAGCTGCTTTTCAACTTTCTTATTCATCATATTAGACTTAATAGCATTTACTGGATTTCTAAAATCGCCAGTAACTACTTCTTCATTCTTTAAACCTAATGATCCACCACTTAATCTAAATTTCATAGTTGTATCCTTCCTTTCTCTTACGAATTGAGTTGGATTATTGTATTCTATTTTCTTTGCCAACTCAAATGGTTTATAAATTGCGCCGCATTTTTTACACATTAATTTATTAAAACCAAGATCATAATCAATTTCTCCATTACAATATCCATGATCATTTCCAGGTTTATTACACCATAGCTTTTTTCCATCTACTTCATAAACATATGGAAAATCTAAAACTACAGCACCAAATCCATTTCGGAATCCAATATTATTGAAATATTCAGTTCCGATATCATCTATAATATATTGTCCAATTATAAATTCAGATAGAAGTTTATAAATATCTGCAGCCATAGATATATATTCTTTTCTATTAGTAACTGGATTTACTTTTTCAAACACTCCCAAAGTTCCACAGGGAGTTACTTCAAATACTTTAGTACAAAACGGTTTTATAAGATATTGATTCTTATATTCCCGAATAGAATCTTTTAATGCGACACTATCATATGCAACTTTTACAATAAAATTATTAGCAAATGTTGGTTGATAAGCTACTCTATTAGTTCCAGAAACTAGTTTTTCAAATCCTCTATTAGCCATAATTTTATCAATCATTTCATATTTCTCTTTGAGTTTAGCACTATATACTGCAGACTTTGCAATATAATTTAACTGCTGAATATCTTCAGCAGTAAACATAGAAAAAATTGGAGGAGCAGATAAAATCTCATAATTAAACTCTTGAGGAGTCATAGATCTAGATTTTAATCTGTTCAATGTATATTCTCTATCTATCATTACTATCCACCTCCATTTGAAGGTTTAGGATGAGTCATATTATACATAAATTCTGATTCAGAATATCCATTATATTGTTCAATCTTTTGGTCATGCAGTTCTTCACTTTTTGGAATACTATCCAAGAAGCCAGCAAATGCAGCTCTTTTATTTGCATATTTTGCTTCGTTTTCATTAAAAACAGTATACATTTCACCTTTATGATTTCCTATATTTGCTTTTAAACACATTTGACCATTACTGTCAAAATATACCGCATCGGATAACAAAGGTAATCCTATAAGATTCAAACCTTCTTTCATAGCTTTAGTCTTTTCTTCTGGAGTCATATCTCTAGCAAGTTTTATTTCTTCTTCTTTGATCTTATTCTTTATCTGAGTAATTGGTAAAGGTTCTGTAGATCTAATAAGACTAAATCCTTGTTGGTTTGCTGCTTTCTCTGCACATTTTTCTTTTAATAATCTTTTATATGCAGATGAATCGTAAGATTGACCAAATCCTCTTCTCCTTTCTTTTAATTCCTCTAAGTCCCATTCGGAGAGCAGTAAATTAATTCTAGGTCCAAACTCTTCGATTGGAGTATCCTGAGGTAGAATACTTTGTATTTTCTTCCAAGTATTATAATAATACTCTCTATATGGAGTTGCTCCTGGATCTACTGGAACACATCTATCACTTGAAACCATTCTTTGAAAGGCTTCTTGTTTTGAACAAGCATAAATTGTATTTTCTACATCAATATATTTCCCAGTATACATCTCTTTTATTTGTTCATCGGAAACATCGTCTCCAATAGTTTTATGAGCTAATTTGGATAGCTTCATAGATAAATTTAATCTAGCATTTTTTGCATTTGTTTTCATCTCATTTAATTCATCAAAAACTTTACTGTGAAATACTTGATAAGGTGCACCATAAAAAGAATTACCATAATAATTTAATCCATTATATGCATAAGGATTAAAATTATTTTCTCTCCTAGCCATTGCATCCGCGGCTATTTTTTTACCTTCATATTCTGCTTCTTCTTGATAATATCTTATTAACATATCTTGAGCACGATCTTCAAAATCAGAAGGTAATAGATATTCGTTACCATATAAATTTACTGGAGGGATGAAAACTTGGGACAGTTCAGGTTGTTGTGGTTGCTGATTAATTTGTTGATATCCCCCATACCCATACATACCACCATAATTACGATTAAATCCATAAGGTTGACTTACATATCCATTAGGTTGATTCATATATGGATTTTGATAATAAGCAGTTTGTGGTGGAACATATTGTTGCTGATAATAATTCCCTCCAAGACCATATGTCGTTGGTGGAACATATCCCTGCATTTGAGCAGCATATTGACCGAAGCCAGCATTTTGCGTGGCTTCGGCTTCTGTTGTAAATTGTTCAGTCTGGTTACCCATTCCAGACATTTCACCAGTGTAAAAGTTGGTCTTGAACATTACATTTCTCCCTTTCTATAATATTTTTAATCTATATATTCAATATTATAGTATATTATTTAATCCTCTTTTGATATCTTATTTGATACATGTTTTACGTCATTATATAACGTAAATAAAGAATTAATTCCAGATGAAAGTATATTACCTATACTAGGATTTATACTATACATTGTAAGATTATAGAAGCTAGGATAAATAGCTTTAGATATCAATGAATAAATAAAAGCATTAATATCAGATTTATTATCTTCTAATAATCCCTTAATAATTACAGATCCATCATTAAGTAACATATTAATCAGAATATCATCTCTATTATTAACAAATTTATCAAATAAAAATTCATATATACTTTGTCCCATTAATCCTGAAATATATTGTGACATAATTATCGACTTTTGATCTACATAAGTAAACAATGGATGATAAACTTCACTGTCAAGCATTTTATCTTCATAAATTAAATGAACAGACTCTATTGTTGTTGCGAATCCTCCAATAAATCTGATAATTTCTTGCTCATTAGATCTTAAGTGATAAATAAATACATTTATACATTCTATTGCATATTTTTCAGGAAGATGAAGTAAACTTTCATTTACAAATTTCCAATAATTATTAAATGTAAGTGATGATGTTTCTATAATCATATTCTTAAGAGTTTCTATAATTGTAAATCTTTGATCAAAGAATAATTCAGAATAAATATCATCTCTTATCATTTCATTATCAAATATATCCTTCATAGGAATTTTCTTATCAATGAGCTCCAAATTAGAATCATACATCATATTAATTGGAAAACTCGTAATTATAGGTCTATGTTCTGTTGAATTTTCAGAATCTGTACAAAATATCAATGGCCTAACTATAGGATCAACATTTTCTTTCTCAGATTCTTCTTGTATTTGTTTATATATAATCTTATCAAAATTGGATGTTAGTGATTTCTTCTCATTTATTTTCATTTCGTTGCTCATCATTATTCTCCTTTTATAGCGTCTATTTGTTCTTGCGTGAAACCATGACTCAATAGAAATTGATGAGAAACATTATCCACAATATTCTGTAATAATTCTATACATTCTATTCTAGATATTTCATGCTCAACTTTAAATGGTTTTTGAGTATCTTGGTTTAAATCTTCAGGAAAAGGTATATTCTTTTCCTCATAATCTTCTCTGTAGTTTCCTTCTAAATCGGATAGATCTATCCCTACATGATGATTATCTTCGGTTACATGAATACAAAATTCATCTAATCCGTCTACAGTTAATATAGCATCAGGATTCTCTCCTTCTAATACTGCTACTAGATCTTTAACTGTTGGTTGAGGTATGTATTTTCTTTTGGATAAGTCAAACATAATACCTCCTTATTTTTCATCTTTCTTCTTCTTTCTTGCAAGATTCTTGCAATAATTTTCAATAGCTTTTGTAAAGAAGAATAATTTACCCATTCCATGTTCTTCACAAGCATCGTTCATTCTTTTAACAAGATTAGGATCAATCTCACAAAATACAGAATATGTTTCAAGCGCTTTCTTAAGGAATAAATCTCTACTCATATTCTTCTTCATACAAAGTTCATTGATCTTTTCATCAACATCTTTATCAATAGCTATAATAGTGATGTTCTTGTCAGGATCTGTTTTTAGTTCCATTCCCATTTACATTTACCTCCTAGGATATAATAGTTTAATATTTTCTATTGTTGATTTTAAAGAATTACAGCAATCTGTAATATCTGGCACCAAATTTTCAATCATACTATTCATTATAGAACAACAGAAAACATATTTATCTTGTTCTCTCATAGTACCATCAGGATTTTCTCCATAAGTTTCTTTATAAAGAGTCTTATAAAGATCTACACCTTCTTTAATATATACCAATTTATATATTACATAAAACTGTACAAATTGGTTAAGTGTAAATATAATATTAGATTCAATAATATTACAAATAGATTCTGGGTCATATGAATACAATGCATTTTTTGATATAGTATCGAATAAATAAGACTTAAGATCAAAATCACCATAAAAATCTACAAGATAAGCCATCTCATCTTTACCAATATTATCTTCTAATAATTTTATAATAAATGTATTAGAAAGATTAGATACATTATTAATTATAAAATCTTTTAATATCTCTTCGATATGAAGCATTTGATGCGTATCTTTAGTACTCATATGTTGAATTTGTTGTAAAATAGGATAAATCTCAGGATTACCAATATCTGGACTTTTTAATACACTATCTCTAAAGAAATTAACTGGATGTATACTGGACAAATCATTGCTCATTAATTCATTCATTTTAATCCCACCTTTCTGACCATACTGTCTTACAACAAGTACATTTATATTTTGTGAGTGAAAATGTGACATAATGTTCTATCCCATATTCGTCTAACACTTTTTGTCTTTTGTATGCGGGTGGCTTCCAGTTCCATTCTCCACATTTTGGGCATATACCTTGCTCTTTTTGTTCATTGCTCATCAGCAGTTACCTCATTTTCTGTCCTGTACTTGTCAATTATTCCAAGGCAATCTGTATATGCTTCTTTCATTCCTTCAATTTTTAACTCATCTTCCGATATAGCATTATCTGCAGTTGACTTGTATCCTTCTATCTCAGTTCTTATCTTATCAAATATAGCCACCATATCAACTTTGGATATTGCTTCTACTGTTGGAATTTTATCTAGCTCCTTATGCAATGATTCATTTATAACCATCCCAAAATCATTTTCCATGATTGGATATCGTTTCTTTACTTCGTCTACATCAATCAATCTTCCCATCTTATTCCTCACTTTCTACCTTATCCTTATCAGTCAGTTGATGATCACGCTTTTCTATCGCGGTTGCAAAACAATGGAAGCAATCTCCATAAAATTTTCGCATATCACATTCTTCTTTTGGAAAAGTATTTTCAAATATTGGCTCACCTAAAATAAATTGATTTAAGTCGTATGGACATTTAATTTCTTTCATTCATCATCCTCGCTTTTTTCCTTATAAGGTTCTACCAATGGCATCCATGCTAGAACATTTTGAAGCTCAATATAGCAATTCTCTGCACTTTGGCAATAGAAATAAGGTTTTGTTTTCGCTCTGAATCCAATTTCTATATCAAGACTTCTCAAAGACAAAAGTACATCACGATGTATTTCTGGTAGCCTTTCGGAAATAGGAATCCAGTTTGTACTTTGTAATACATCACTTTCTATACATGGTAATGATAGTATTCTAGTTACATCTTCTTCTGTGTGTCCATCCCATTCTTTTCCACACTCTAACTCCTGACAATCAAACATATCCCAATATTCTTTTGCATAATGGTATGTATAACTTCCTAGTGGTGTATCTACTCCAACAATAAACCATTCCCCATTACTATCAAAACAATACTTTCCGTCTGAATGTTTAAAGGATTTCCAAGCTTTGTTTTTATTCTGTTTTACAATACATGCAAATAGAACTGCTCTTTGATGATATAACTGATTAAATGTGTGATATCCATCTGATATTTCTCCCACATCTTCACAAGGCTGTTGCTCAAGTGCTTTTATTGCTATATCTAACCAATTAACAGCATACCCACTTGTACTTTCCTTTAATTCATTTAGATAATTAATCGCACATCTTCGATTTTGTTCATCCTCGCTTTCTGCTCTACTGATACAATCCACATCTGTGGGTCGTGCTTCAAAATTATCAGCCATACCCTTAACACATTCATAGCAATTTGAACCATCCTGTTCTTCAGAATGTATACAACTATCGCATCGGTTTGGTTGTTGCTCTAATATCTTGATATATTCAGCCAAATCCCAGCTCTCTTTCATAGTAAGCGCCAACCCACGTTTTAATTTGTGTTTTATATTTTTAATACTACTCATTCTTCTTTCTCCTTTTTATTTCTAAAAATTCAGTACATAATTTATTTATTTTTATTAGCCATGGTGGTAATTAGTTCTTCAGCAGAAGGCATTTTTGCTACATCAGTAATAATATTAGCAGGAATAAGTGCATATCTCCAATCGCCACCACAAGAAGGATCTTCAACCAAATGTGCATACAATTCACCTGTGTATCTATCGTATCTGGCAAGATGCCAAGGTTCATCATCTGCTCCTCGATCTTTTACATAAATCAATGCACCTTTAGGTAAGATTTTGTCAGGCTCAATAATAATATCACGATACTCATAGGTATAACCTGTGAGAGCACCTTCGGTGATTTTGCCTGTTTTCCATTCTGAAAATCTTGATAAAGGTGATACGAAATATTCTACTGTCATATTATTTTTCCTTTCCAAATATATAGTATTTCATTGAAATATATTATAACCAACCTGTATCTCCTTGCTGTACAGTGAATATTAATGGATCTATAAATTCTTGTTCATTCTTCTTATTTCTTCTAAGCATACTTCTAGATGTATTATCTACATAATTATTCCAAGTACTAATATATCTCATAAAATTAAGATCAATATTTCCACGAATTACATTTGTTTTTCTAAAAGTATCTGCAGCTTTAACAAGATTATTATATCCATTTTCTACATGACCAGGTTGATGATACAAACATATCATACAAGGTGCTGCTTCTAATTCTTTTAATATTCTATAACTTTCTATGAATATTTCTTGATTAACAACTTTCTTTTTCATTTTAGTATATAAACATCCATCATTAGGATTATATCTCCATCCAAGAATATAAGATTTTAATCCATTAATTGATATTAATGAATCTGAAAATATATTTATAAATGGAAATTGAAATCTATATCTCATTGCAATATCTAATGCAGCTCTGATCCCTTTTATCTCTGAATTATTATTAGTTGTATAAGAAACCATTCTATAAGTTTGATCAATAATATCGTCTTTTACTACGGCAACTACACCGTAGCATCCTTTAAAATTTCCTGATTTTCCAATGATACTAGCATCGGAAAATATATTTAATGTATTTTCATTACAAAATTGGCTATTCTGTATATCCTGTACTCCCATAATATCACCTCGATTTATTATATTACAGAATAGTAAAAAGAGATGTAATAATTTACATTTTCTACCATTATAATAGTATTTATAAAAAATAAACCCAGGGAACTTAATCCCTGGATTTATTCTGTTTGTATTCTATTATTTTTAATACTAGTAGAATTATAGCTAGAATAATTATAAATCCAAATACAACTTTGGATCTAGGAATATCAAAATCATATATTAATATAAACATAAATCTCAATATCCCAAACATTATTCCAACCAATAATCCAACAGCTAATATTATTAATAATACTAGCTTAGGTTGTTTCATTCCTATTCACCACCATCTTTATATTTTTTAATTAAGTTTATTGTAAGCGGTAAACAGAATATACCTATAACTAGAAGAGATCCAAACATTTGTACAAATATATTAGAATCTCTTAATTTCCAATGTATTATATCCAATACATAGCAACCAAATGCTATGTATATAGATATTATTATTGTAAGGAATAATGATATGAAAAATCTTTTTATCTTACTACTCATGTTATCCTCCTTAGAAAGATTCAGGAATTCCAAACATATTATATTTTTCCATCTTTCCTTCTATAGGAAGATTGGTATTTATAATATGATTAGAATTATCCACATTAATCCAATAATTCTCTTTGAAAGTAAATAATGTACAATCTCTAGATTTATTAATTATTCTTCTAGGAGTTGCAGTATAAACAGTAATACCTTCTTCATCTTCTTTCTGAGATATATCTATACGGTATCCATTGCAATATAATGTATAGAATAATCTATCATTTAATTTATAAAAAACTTCTTGAGTATTTTTATCAATTAAATTTATTATCATATGAATAAATAATGAACCATCAAAATTTTCAAATCTTACTATGGTTTTATTAGGATCATCAATATCTAATAATTCAAATCGTTCATCATCCTCATTTATATTAGAAAGAAATGAAATTATATCAGATATTCCATGATAATTTTTCTTCAACCATTTTAAAGATACCTTTCCACTTACTACATTAAGTGAATTAAAAGGATCAGTTTTATCTATATAATCAATAAGATCAATAGATAAAATATCATCCTGCTTTTTAAATGATTCATTTATAGCAGGATTTTCACATTCGTCTTTTCTATAAGTTGCAAAATTGTATTCATCAAGAAATACAGTTCTTACATTACCATCTCTATCTTTTTGACACGAAAGTTTATCATTAGTAATATATTTATCATCAATGATATTCTCTTCAAATTCCATCTTTTTCATACCATCATATGGTTTACCATATACAACATTTTCTATAGTTTCTATTTGTTGTTTCTGGTAATTATGTGGATGAAAATAAGAATTGTATGTTCTCTTTTTTATGTTACCTTCAAAGATCAAATCCTCAATATCTTCTACCAAATAATTAGTTTCAGATACTAATATTATTGGCAACGTACCGTCAGCACATTGCACAATACTAATATAACATTCACAATCTACAGGAATTTTGAACATATCAGAATATGTTCTTATTGTTGAATGTGTATCATCTTGTACAGTTTCTACATTAGTTGTGATAGAAAATGTTAATATATTACAATCAAATTTTTCCTTTATATTCTTATCATTAAAAGATATAAGTTTTACATCTTTTTGATCTTTTACTTCTTCAAATGGTACACATAAATTCTGTTCTTCGGAATCTATTATATCAATTTCTGAAGAGGACAATAATATATCTTCTTCTCCATTACCTTCCCTCTTTAAAAACATGAATATAGTTTCAATATATTCATTTTCTTCTTGATCAAAATAATGAAAATAATTATCTTTCCCTTTAAAAAACATAGACATAGCTTCAATATATTCATTTTCTTCTTGATCAAAACAATGAAAAGTACCATCATCAGATAACGATGATGATAATACTTTTGTATTTCCAGGATATAATTTTGAATCGAATTTATTTAGCAATCTTTTTTCTACGCTATAGTGAAAGCGTTCTATAAAAGCTCCCTCTAAAGCTTTCTTTTTAGCTTCACTATACATAGAAGCTTTACTTATTAATTCCATTTTAATTCCTCCTTTATACCTTTATTATTATTCCTTTTCCTTTTTTCTTTTCTTTTATTACTGATCCATTATAGATCAGATCTTCTATATATTTTCTACTATAATCCATGGTAATTTGCTTACCATTTTTATAGTTTCTTACTTTGAAAAACTCGCCTTGCTTTTCGTCTATTTTCACCACATCATTAATACTCATATACGCCTCCTATTTTTTATCCAATTAGCATCTCCATAATATTTTCAAGTCTGTCATTAAATTCTGGAAGAAAATAATTACCAGTATCATGCTCCATATGATACTTAAAATCTTCTACCAAATTATCATATGTATAATCTTTGAAGAGACATTTCTCTTCTACATATGATCTCAGAATTCTTCTGAGCTTAGAACTCTTTAAAGAATTAAGAAAATCTATCATTTTCTTATCCTTTATATAAGTTTCTGTACCTGAAGTTATTGGCTTCATATACTCTATGTCTTGATAATACATATTAAATCTCCTTTCGTATTTATTTCAATCATTATCAAGTATATAGTATACAATCAAAAAAGAATAATGTGACAAAAAATAAATCCCAGTATAAAAATACTGGGATTATATTTAAAACTTAAATTCTTCTGAAGTAATTATACCATATAAAGCAGCTTTATTCTTATATATGGTTTTAGTCTTACCATTATAACACTCATTAATTACTTCTTCAATATTCATCTCATGATCTACAGAATGACATTTCTCTTTAATATATTCAAAGTAATCATTCTGGACACGATTAATGATTTCCATATTTTCTACCGCTTCTCCAAATGGTTGCTTAGAAATATTACAAGCAATTTCATGGAAAGTAAATCTAGAGTGATCTAACATATATCTATTCTTTCCAGCCATAAATATTGCTATAGCAGATGATGAACAATTACCAAAATTATAAGTATTAATTTCAAATCCAGCCTTATTACATTCTTCAATATAATCTGCAATTGTTAATCCATATCTACCACTACCACCAGGAGATGATATATAGATATTTATAGTATAATGATTATTTTTAGAATTACTAATATCTGTAATTAATTTTACTGCAGATTTATCATCTACATTATCATTAAAATATATTAAAACTTTTTCATCTATATCTGGGTCGTTAATTATATATGTACTATCGGACATAATATAATCCTCCTTATTAAAAATAAATATCCTTGGTAGATTTCTCCACCAAGGATAATATATTAAGCAATATCTTCTTCTTTATCGAAGTATTTCTTTTGTTTCTTTTTAATCTTCTCAATTTTATCAAGATCTTCTTGAGAATAATTATTTCTTCCTAATCTAATTAAAGTATTAGAATTAATAATTGTATCTCTTTGAACCATTACATCTTTATTAAACTTTCCATCTATCTTACTAATATACATTGCATTTCTAGGATTAAATACAATTTCACATCTATGCAGAAATTCTGTATTAAGTATATGGAAAATATTTAATACATCACCCGTTATGTTAACTCTAGGTATTACCTAGACGCCCAGACTATATCATCACCCACTTATTTCAGTTGGGGTGGATCTCCACTTCGAATCTATATAAATAGACCCTACTCCCTTTCAGGATAGTCGTTGAACCTTCAATTAAGCTTGGCTGCTGATTAGACATTGTTATTAATACTTAGGACTTTTTACAAAGCTTTTATTTCACCATATATCATCTCTCTACTTTATTTCTATCTTTCGATTCTTATTTCTAAGCACGAGAGCTTTAGCCTTTCCCAGCAATTCAGAGATCTTATCGCACTATATTCCTATAATACGAGACTATATTTTAATCAAAATCTGCACACAATGGTTTTAACACTTGTAATGAAATACTCATAGTAAGTGTTTTTGTAAATCCTATACAGTATACCTGCAGTATACTTCCATAATTTCGTTATCTTCACTATAGGTCGCTACTCTATAGCAGTTCTCTTATGAACTTCTCTAGGTGTTACCTAGACGTCGAGACTATATCTTAATTCACTCGCTGAATCTGCACCATTTCGATTTAAAGGGACTTACTTACCCCAAATGCCCTACCGCTTGGCTCTAACCTTAAGTTATTTCTAACTCTTCAGATAGTCGTTGAACGTTCCTATATTAATATAGGCTTCGCTGCTGATTATACAATTAAGCATGTTCCAGCAATTAAATGCATTTCAATTTATAGCATAATATTTTGCGAGTCTACTATAAATTCAACCAATAGTAATAAATTAATCATTTTTAATAAATTTACTACCAATAAAATTGTGGGGTTTCTATTAATTATCACCGGTATACCACCATTAGGACAGGACTTTATAATCATATTGATTATTTCTCCTATCCTCTCATCATATGTTGCAATAGCATTTTTCCACCAATCATAAGCTTCAGATGGAGATATATTATATGATCTCATTAATATGTTTTCTATCTGTTGTTGTAAACAGATAACTAATTCTGTATAAGGTAATTTAACTTGATCTATTCTTAAAGTAGGATCTTGAGCTATAACCGCTCTACATGCATAATTATATCTCGTTATATTCACATAGGTCGTTAATCTATGCAGTTCTCTTATGAACTTCCCAATCATTATAATTGGATACTAGACTATATCTTGCATCTATAATATAGATGTCTTCCGTTTCGATTTAAGCAGACTTACATTGGGACTAATAATGCTGCACCACTTGGCTCTACGTTGTTACCAACTAGTCGTTGAACACAACCTATATTAATATAGGTCTTCGTAACTGATTACCCTGTCGAACTTTAGGGCTTCCCAGTTTTAGAAAGAATAGTACTTGTATAAAATACAAGCAGCCTAATAATTAAGCTCCCACAAGCATGCGGAGTACTCCTTTCTTTCCAGAAAGGATATTTAAGATTTCATCAGTTAATTCCTTAAACTTCATTTGAGTATCATATAATTTTAAATTCTTTGTTTTTGGATCATTATCCATCTTCTTTTTATCTTTATTAATACGAGCAACGTTATTGTTTATAATTGTATATAAACCATTAGTTGGTTCGTAATACATATAACCATCTTTAATATCAGATGGTCTAAGATGTGTTGTAAATACTGGAATAGAATGAACAAATATTATATCTCTATAATGTTGAATTTCATTATAATATTCAATCTTCTTTGGATATAATTTAATATAATAATCCAGAATCTCATCAAATCTTTCATAAAATTCCATCATTCCAATTCCATAGAATGGTTCTTTTTCTGGTTTAAAAGAACAAGGTATTTCATTATTACCATGCTCATCTACATCTGGAGAATAATGAATTATATTTTGTAACTTCGATCCTTTAATCTTTTTACGTTCTATATTATATTTTGATGCACCAAAAATATAATCTAATGAATCATAAAATTTTGGATGTATTAAATGATATTTATCTTTTAATATTATCCATCCAAATATCTCAAAGTCATCATCAACGAATCGGCATATCTTTTTACATATTGGACATTCGATTCCATGATTAATATGTGATTTAAGATAACCACATTCACAAGAATATCTATCTGCAAATGGGTTTTGGTCTCCCAATTTCTGACCAAACTTAGAAGAATAAATTCCTTCAGGATTCTTCATTTCTTTTTTGTTTGATCCTTGTGGTTTTGTTATTTCAAAACCACGTCCTGATTCAATATCCAATTTACATTCTAAGTCTAGATCTATAACTTCTATTTTAGTCATATAATCATATTCTTTAGAATTTGGATATGTAAGATTAATCGGTATATTATGTTTCTCACGATAATCTTGTTCTTCTTTTTGTTCTGCTATAATATCTTCAAACACCTAAATACCTCCTATCCATTATGAACTACGAATTCACCAACTCCATTGAGTACTGTGGATAATTCGTTATATCTTTTATGTAAAACCTTTTGAATTGCTTGGCGCAATTCTTCTTGGGTTTCTCCATCTAAATTATTATAATTTATTGTAATGGATTGAGTTGAGTTATGAACCTTTAAGAGATCTTTAATCTCGTTATAAGATTCTAAAGCATCTTTATCTGATATAATACTATGAGCCAATTATTTTATACTCCTTTCTTAAGTATAGTTATTATTTTGTAGATAATCTATTTATTTTCTACTTTTTTATTGGTAGAATCTTTCTTTTTTAAATTTAAATTCTTTGCTCTTTCTAATAAATCTTCTACAGTAGTCTTTCTCCCCACTTTACCATCGATGATTATTATATCATCATCAACCTTCTCTATATTCATATTCTTTTTACGACCTTTTCCTTTCTTGACAAGCAAATATCTATCTAGAAAGTATCTAATCTGACGTACTGTATAACCATATTTTTCTGCAATCTCTTTAGCTGACATATTTTTATATGTATAATCTTTATATACACCATCTAATATCACATTTTTCTCTTTACTATTCCTAAATAATCTACGTTTATCTATACCCATTTTTTATAATCCCCTTTATTAATTACATTTATTAGTACGAACTTCACTTCTATATAAATATAGTATATTATTAAAAGAAAGGTTGGTGAAATTTATGAGAAATTTTAAAGAAAATATCAAAATTTCATTTAAACATTTCAAAACTATATGTAAACATAAAAGTTGGGTATCATATTATTGTAATATTGCTGGTTTGTCTAAGTGGCAAGCCTTTATACATGATTTATCCAAATTTTCGTATATAGAGTTTTCTGAAAGTGTTAAATATTATACTGGAGATAGATCTCCAATAGATAATTGTAAAGATATAAAAGGTTATTCTTTAGCTTGGCAACACCATAAAGGTAGAAATCCTCATCATTATGAGTATTGGATGGATAACTTTGATAAAGGAACTACGCCAATAAGAATGCCATATAAATACGTGGTAGAAATGTTATGTGATTCTTTGGCAGCTGGTCAAACATATTCCGAGAATACTAATAAAAGTTTCACTTATACAGGTGAATTAGAATACTTTATAAATAAATTTAACAATGGTTGTGCTATGCATCCTTCGGATCAGAAGTTTATTTATCTTGTTCTTAGAAATTTAAAAAATGTTGACAATATTCCAAATTGTAATAAAAAGAATATGAAATATATATTACAAGATAAATTTTTAAATAAACGTATTTTAAAAGATTTATATGAATTTTCTTCTACATTATCTGATGAAGATTATCAAGTAATTAGAAATGCGGTGGAAAAAGAATTATCAAGAAAGAGAAAGGAGAATAAGAAGAATGCAGTACGAAAGAGTACCAGTAACACCAAACGACATCGAAATATGGGCATCGAACAACAACACCGAAAGAGCGGATAAATTATATACTAATCTAGCAATACCTTCTTATGTACATTCTTATTCTCTCGCTATCGATTATATGTATAGATGGTTTGAAAGTAAATTTGAAAAGAATTTCTTTGTTGGTGGAATATATGTAGATGGAAAACATGTATTAGATGATTATAAGAATAAATATGCTAAACAAATCATCAAAGGACAACAACCAAGAGCTAGAATAGAACCAAGAATACAGCATGATTATGATAGAGAAGGATTAGATAATTATCAAGCTCCAGTTACAATGTACACTAGAAGATCTAATTGTAATAATTCATTTTTCAAGGATTATGATAGAGATATATTTTTAGGTCTTAATATGAGAGCTTTGAGAATGGATTTTAATTTTAAAGTTAGAGTAAATACTAGAGCTGAACAATTAGATTTATCTCAAAGAATGGAATTATATTTTAGAGTAGGTGCTACACAATATGAAGATCTTAGTTTAGATTTTCATGTACCAAAAGAAATAATGCTTAATATTGCTGATAGAGCTGGATTTGAAATTAAGAAAAGTGAAGTTGTAGATATAGTAGAATTTCTTCATTATCTTAATAGACATTCAGATGTACCATTTTTATTTAAGATACGAGCAATAAATAAAAAGGCAGAGTTCTTTATTAGAATGAATGGTTTATATACTCATATTGCTGTAAAAGATAAATTACAGTTAGATGATGGTGAAAGAAATGGTAAGCTTGATATGTATTATCATATCGAGATGAATGCTGTTCTTACAATACCTGTACCACAATTCTATGCATATTACTCTGGTAGTGATCTTACTATAAAGATAACACCAAAAGAAGAAACTACAGGAACTGTTGCTATATATAGTATTAATGTAGTGGATATTCCTAAGGTAGACGAGAATGGATGGGCAATCGGAGCTATCACACAATATGCTACGGATAAAGGTGAAACATTTATGGATCTTTCATCATTATTTACTGGAGAGAATATATTAGCTAAAACTATTAATCATGATCTTGTTAATGGAGTATCTCCTAGTCATTTTATTAATATTAAAGTATTTACAGAAGCTGATCTTGCGAAGAGAGTTAATATTAAGATGGATTGGTTTAATAAGATAGCTTATTTTGAAACTCCACAAGATGAAGATATATTAGAAATAGCAATATATTATGATAGAGAATATATGAATGAATTAGATATATCTTTAGAAAGCTTAAATAATGATAGAGTATCAGAATCTAATCTTAATAAGTCAGAATATAAAGATAAATATTTTGATAAAGAAGACAAAGATGTATCGGATGATAAACAAACAAAGAAAAAATAAACAAGAGCAGGGTATAATTACCCTGCTCTATTTATTTCTATCTATTCTTTTTAAAATCAACACGATATATTAATTAAGCTATACCTAAAACCTCTAAAACTTTTGAAACAGCTATATCTTTTTTAGCTGCACAGATTTCAAAAGAGGTATCCAAATAATCAGACCCTTTACCAATATATAAAAGTTCTTTTACATTATTTATAGGGTATTTAATCTTCTTTCTTCTAAGAAGACCCTTAAACCAATTATAAAATTCACTTTTATCTTTATTATAGAATTTTTCTAATTCTTCTTTAGATAAAGGATATAATATATTTTGATTAAAGCACCAAGATCTAAAATGAGCTTCCAAAACCCATTTACATTGCTGAGCTAATACTTCTCCTTCTATCTTGGCTATTATTTCTTTATCAGTGGCTACATTTCCAACAGGATTTAAACATTCTTTTGATATCCTATTTGGATCCTTTGAATCAGATAATTTATTATCTCTTTTCTCATAGATATTGGAAGTTTTAGGGTCATATATTAAATTGGTTGGATCACCATTATCATCAACAATAGTACCATCATCTAGCATATGATAAAAAGTCTTTACCCATTCATAGTTGTCTATATCATACATTACAAGATTATTATATTTATCCAATTCAAAATTTGTTAAATACATACCATTTCTTCTTTTATAATTATCAGGTCTCAGTTCATAAATTGCTTTTCGATGTATATTATCTACAACATCAAAAACCAATTCTGGAGTAGATTCTCCAGCGGATAATGTTCTACCAAATTGTTGTGAGTAAATTATATTAGAAGAAGTTCCACGATACATTACAATACCAGTTTTTTCTACATGATATCCTAGGTTTAACATATCTATTGATCCAATTAAATAAATAGTTTTATCCTTTACGGTTAATTTATTTAATCTTTCAGCTACATCTTCAGACTCTTCTTTATTTTTAGATGATATTCTTAAAATTTCAACACTATGATCTGTAAATGCATCTTGAAACCAAGAAACCACATCATCAAAATCTTCATCCATCTGTTTTATGGATGAAAAGAATACCAAGAATTTCATACAATTAGTATCAGGTACATATTTTGTACAGTATTCGCCAATTACATCTGACATTTTTATTTGATCAAGACTCATTATTTCGAATATTTTTCTTTTTATAACACCATATCTGGTATCATCTTTATTAGCATATTTATTGTTTATATTTAACATTGCATCCTTAAATTTTTGAGGAAGTTTTGCATCATACTTACAATAAACATAATTTGGCATCTGTATAATACCATCATTAATAGCATCTATAAGATTATAAGGATATACATTCGTATTATTGAAGAATATAGATGAAATATCAATTCCATCTGTCCTTATAGGAGTTGCAGTGAGACCAATATATTTTGTATATTTTTTACAATTATTTAATATACGCATAATATTAATCATACATTTATTTCCTCCCATTTTATGACATTCATCAAATATAATGAGATCATATTTTTTGTATGATATTTCTTTAGTTTCAGATATACTCATTCTAGAGATTTTATTATATGTAATCATATCACATTTATCGGTTAATAATTCTTTAACTTCAGAAGTTTCAAGATCAATTTCATTGTATCGCTCTTCAACAGTTGCTTTTATTATTTTAGCAGGATAAACATATAAAACATTTTTAAAATGGTTTATCAATTCTACAGCGATATATGTTTTTCCAAATCCTGTACATCTGGAAACCATACATTTATTTTTATCCTCTAATAATCTTAAAGCATCTATTAGAGTCTTTTTCTGTTCTTCGAATTTTATATAATTCTCCGACATTTAAATACCCTCCTTTTTCTTCCTATTAATATAATTCGTCATATATTCTTCTAGTTTTTGTATGCTGATAATAAGTGGAGCATCGTTAAATTTACACATACAATATCCATCTTTTACATACTCCAACAATATTCCATTTTCTAATTCTAAATTTTTAGAAAATGGATCAATGCTATATTTTTTAATTGGTACAGTCAATACCGAATTATACATATTAATTCGATCTTTTTTATTTTCTTCTGATTTTTTATATATTTCTCTATATTTTTTCGTAGCTTTATCTGAAGCTATTCTATCAATAGTTCTTTGATCTGTATAAATTGTAACTGTTGCTTCATTAGAATTGATAGTTTTAAGATCTATACCTCCTTTTGAAATCGTTATTTTCATATAATTATCTCCTTTCGCATATATTTCGTTATGAAAAATATAATTCAAAATATCATCTTTATCATCATAATTATCTAATATTTCTAATATAGATTTAAATATAATAGGAATACACTCTTTATCACGAAACACCATACCATATTTATCCCCTGCCACCACTCTAAAATATGAATAAATAAGGTCATTATCTAGATCAAAGTAAGTATAATTTTTATAAATAAAATATTTAGGATCTGTTTTATTTATAAACTCACAAGATATATCTATTATATCATTATAATAATCATAATGATTTAATTTCATAAAAAATACTCTTGATCTTGATATACCATAATTAACCATAAAAAGGCTATTATAATTTTCATCTTTATCTTTGTTATCGTATATTAAATTTGCAGCACCAACGAAAAATATATAAAGAAGTTTATCGATATGAGATTCTGATATATCATAACCTTTTTCATAATATAAATAATGATAAATATCATGATATAATTTGTTAGTTATCATCATTTTATCACCTTCTTTAAATTAAGATAGATTTATATAATAATCATGCTTATCAAGTATAGAATTACAAAGATATTTTACATCTATATCTTCACCTTTTTCCTTATATTGCTCTGCAGCATAGATACCAAGTACTGCTCTTATAATTCTATATTTGATATATTCTGAAAACATATTATTGTTTAACCCATACTTGATTTCCTCTCCACTAATATCGAAAACCTTCATATTGCAAAATTTACAACAATTGTTTTCTATATAAGTTTTTCCTGATGGATCTTTATGATTGCAAATTTTCCTAAGCACATTTTCTTCAAGTTCATCTAATGACATCTCTTCTAATTCTTTTATTGTATAATTTTTGGGTTCTGATGACATTTCTACAAGTTTTTCACATCTGATTTTCATGTCAATTATTTTTCTTATATTGTCACCAATTTCTTCATCATCATACTCTAAATCTAAAATAGAAGATAATGTCCATGGTGTCCTCATTTTTTGAATAGTTTTAATCTCATCCTCAGTTAATATATTTTTATTCATATTATTTTCCTTTCTTTTGAAACATGATTGTTGGAATATTATATTTAGATTTACCAAATATATAATTTTTTCCACTAAAAGTATTTTTTGCAAAAGTTTCATTATCAATTAAATCAATAATATAACGACCATTTTTATTATAATCCTCTTCAGTTCTATAAATATAATCATTATCGGGATCAAATTCTATAATTGTTATTATTTTATAATCACTAGAAATACACATTTCTATATTATGAAATCCAAAAAGTGTTTCCAATATATTATATATATTTATATAACCAACCTCAACAATACCTTTTTCCTTATCAAATGGCTTTATTTTTATTTCAATAATTTCTTGAAGTGCTTTTTTAATCTCACTATTTAAACAATTCTCTAAACAATTAGCATCCGCCAACACTACATATGACATAGATTTAATATCAAATTGCAAACCATAAAATTCTATATTATAAAAATTTTCAATTTTATCAAGTATCATTAAACCTAATTCATTTACATTATATTTATACATTTTTCCACCAAAGGAATATGTATTATTAACTTTAATATTATCAAAAAAATCCTCTGGTGTAGTCACCTCTATTTTATATTTAATTCTTCTTTTACTCATGTTATTTCCCCTTTCTTTTAAATATTTTTATAATACCATAAGTATACATCAATATTATATTTATAATATATAACTAAAAATAATAGATTTTACAATAAAATTTTAACAATAAAGTAATAGGTTGGATGACTTCGTTATCCCCAGAGGCTGTCTGACTTATGATACTTCTTCTCGGAAAAAGATTCCCCTAGGAGCTGGTTACTCCTAGGGGATCTATAGTGTTTTTTTATTTATTGTTCATAAAAGAACATTATCATCTAAGTTTAAATATTATTATACACCATAATCAGAATATAAATTTTGACGATTAATTTCATCAATAATTTCTGTTTCTTTTAAATTTCTTCTTAATTCATATTCTGATGTATATGGAACTTTTCTAGAATTAGTAGTAGTTCTAATACTAGTTCCTATTTTCTTAGCTCTTTTTCTTTCTTGTTCTTTTCTAAAATCATAATCTGATCTAGGTACATAAAACATATTATCACCATCCTTTCTAAGCAATATAATTATTGCTTTCTAGGATCTTTTGTCCACTTACCTGTTTTCTTAGATCTAGCTCTACCAGATTTATCATAATATACATCTTCAAATTCATCTATTACTTCTACAGATTCATCATTCTCAGGATCTAATTCTTCTTCCTCTTCATCTCTCTGAGGATTTAATTCAGCTGCTTCTTCTTCGCTAGGAGAACTAAGTTCTATATCTTCTCCTACAGGAAGATCTTCTTCATTAGATTCTTCTACATATTTATCTTGATCAGAGAATTCTTTTGATAATTCTTCTTCTCTTTCTTCAAGTTCATCCATTCTAGTCTCTGCAGTATTAAATGCAAGATACTTAGCTCTAGAATAAATAATCTGCTTGGTAGATCCATTATTTATAAGATCCGCAATGAATTGTTCTACAAAATCTTTGTTTTCCAGGAGAGCTAATGCTGCTTTAGTAAAGAAGTCTGTATCTTCTTTATCTTTCTCTTTTACAACTTCAGTTACATATGTCCAACAAGTTTCATATATACGTTTAAGAATAGCAGTTTCGATCTTTCCAAGATCTATATCTTCAATATCTTCTGGAATATCTTCAGGGTCAAAAGATCTAATTACATCCAATATCATATCTAACAATGTATCAGATAATCCATTAAGAAATTCTTTGGCTTCTTTTTTATCCCCTGATTTCTTTACTGTATAAACTATAAATACAATTGCAATAATAGCGATTACACCAAGTCCAATAAGGACTAATAATAAATCGTTAGTCATTTTGTAACCTCCTTGATTATATAATTTTATTGATTTATTATTTAAATGTAGAGAATTACTATATTTTAACAAAAAAATAAACTTTATTTAAAAAGAACCACCTCTAATACATAATAGTAAAAGAGGTGGTTCTATACAATTATCAACCTGAAACTATTACAGGATAATCAGGATCAATCAAAGATATATAAATATCTGTTGTTAACCCTAAATTTTTTGATAGTAATAAATCATTATCAAATACTGCATTATATTGTGAAACACTTAGCGAAATAAATTTATCACAATTTGCAAATTTAGCAACAATATTTCTATCAATGATATTCATAAAATCACCTCTTTTCTTTTCCTAAAGGAGGACTAAGAAAGAGATAACTATAATAATATCATTATTATAATATCTAACCCAAATATTATATAATTACATAAAGAGATATACCTATAAATGGTATATCTCTATTAATTTCACATTATGGTAATATATTATTTCTATGGAGGTTATATATGAAAAGCAAGAATAATTCAAACTCAAACTTCGATAGAAAGGAGAATGCGCCATTAAAATTAGACGATGATATATTTTACGGATTAGAATTAGATGATGATCAAAAACATTTTAGAGATGCTATATGGGATCCTGAAAAGATAGCTATAATATGTAATTCAAAAGCTGGTACTGGTAAGACTACTATAGCTCTAGGTGTAGCAAATATGTTGGTTCAATATGGATTATATGATAAGATTACTTATATTATATCTCCTACACAAGAACAACGCCAAGGATTTTTACCAGGAGATCAATCATCCAAAACGGAACCATATATGCAACCATTAATAGATGCATTATATACTCTAGGAATAAATCCAGGTACTAGTATTATATCAGAAAACAATTTACAATCTCTTAAAAATGGAACTGCTTATATAGAATTTATGGCAGATACTTATCTAAGAGGTGTAAATTTTGAGCATAAAGTTGTTATTATAGATGAAGCTCAAAATTATTACTTTGATGATCTTAAAAAGACATTAACCAGAATACATGATACATGTAAAGTTATTGTTATAGGTCATACAGAACAATGTGATATCTATAAGAAACCAGAAAGAACTGGATTTAAACCTTATCTAGAAGCATTCAAAAATACCGATGATAGTAGAGTAGAAGTGTGTCATCTTACAATTAATCATAGAGGATGGTTCAGTAATTTCTGTGATAATGTAAATTTAAGGAGTGAATAATATGATAAAGAAAGATGTATTAATGTGGTTATAAAAAATAAACCCAGAGGAAATTATTCCTCTGGGTCTTCTTCATCACTTCTTACAGGAAGTCCACAATATGGACAAAAATTAAATCCTTTTACAATATTTTCATATTCAACACTTGGACCATCTTCACAATATTCACAAACCAAATATCCATTCTTTTCTATAAATTTAGTATCATGAACTATATAATCCGGTATTTCGGTATCTTCACGAAATAATTTAGTACGCTTAGGCATATATAATTTTGACATTATTCATCATCCTTTTCTATAATTTCTATATAATCGGAGCATATTGTATAATTTATTTTATTCTTATAAATTTCAATAACACGTCCATTATCATATAATCTATAACGATCTGGCTCATCTATATGATGTAAAACACCTTTAGAATCACCATATATTATATGAACTTTATGAATTTCTTTATCTTTAGGATTTGTAATATCAAATATATTTTTACCTATTGAATATGATATAGAATCTATATAATCTCTTGTAGATTTTCTTTCTTCTTCTGTAGCATCTCTCATCTCATCTATATTTATTTTAGTCGTACAATCATCTTCTTTAAAAGGTACATCTACAATTTTAGCTGGACTTCCTGTCCAACTCCATCCACATTTCGTACATTCCTTTTTCGGAATTGGTGGATATGTTGTTAATTCAATATTTAATAAAGGTGATCCACATTTTGGACAAGTCTCTCTAATATAAATATTATTTTCTAATTGATCCATTTATTATCCTCCTATATTTTACAATTATCAAAAATTATTATTGTCTCTCCTTGCCAATTCATTACATACTGCATTTTGTACAGCATATTTAAAATTATAAGTATTAGATAATGATTCTGAAATCATTGAAGATAGAACTTTAATCAATATATGATCATAATTTTCTTTTAAATCTTTTATACAATTATCAACAACTTCTTGCAATCCAGAAAAATCACATTTTTCAAGTATAGATTCTAAAAAACGGCTAGGTTGATAACTAGTACCATAACTATTTCCTCTTACTAGAAAAATATTTTCTAAATTACGTTTATTATCCTCAGAAAAATACTCTTTAATACATTCTACTAATATATTTTGAATTGTTTCTTTTGAAAGATTTTTCAATTCTTTTTCTAATAATTCTTTAAACTGATCTTCACTTACATTTATTTTTACTTCCATATATTTATCCTCCTAATTCTTTCCAGTACTTTCAATTCTATTATCTAATTTATCAACTACTTCTATATTTATATCTCTATATTATATAAATTATAATTAAGTAGCTATTATATTTATAATATACAATTAATTTACCTTTATAATGATTTAAGTAATATTTATAGAGTAGGTTATATTTGGATGACAGTATCTAATGATGACCCTAATACATTCTTACCTGGTACTTGGGAAAAAATAAAAGATAGATTTCTTTTAGGATCAGGAGACATTTATAACAATGCCAGTACAGGTGGTGAAGCTACACATAAACTTACATCAGCAGAATCTGGTTTACCTTCTCATTCACATCAAGTTCAAGCTGTATACGGTTCTACAAGAAATAATGTATCAGCAGCTTGGCAGAATACTACAAATAATGCTAATGTATCTGGTGCTGGTTGGGGAGGTACAGCAGGAACATGGAATGTTGTTGCCGCTGGCAATTCGGCATCAAATGCTTCAGCTGCTCATAATAATATGCCACCATATTTAGTAGTAAATATTTGGAAAAGAGTATCATAATATTTATAAAGGATACCTAAGTAAATAGGTATCCTTTTTACATCTTTATAATACCCTAATAATATAGGAGGTAATTATAAATGAGTGTTTTTAGTACTGAATCTATACTAAAAGAACTATCTGTAATGTCTACTAATTATACTGATATTACTGAATTTCTTAATGAAGCAAATGAATTATTGTTCTCTCTCAATGAAGAGCAGTATGAGAAAGTTACAAGACATCTTAGATTAGATATATTAGATATAGAGAGATTTGTAAAAGTAAATAATTGTCAAGTTATCACCAATCCTAGAGCTTTTGCAAAGAATAATATACCATCAGATGATGGATTATTATCTAATAGAATTTTTGGAATTACCAGAGAAGAAACAGCTGGTATTTTTGCTTATATAGATCTACATGGATGGTTTATAGATCCATCTTGTTATAAATCTTGGTGTACTATAGATAAGAATATTAAATCTATTGTACATGGTATAGATACTTTTATAGTGAATGAAAAAGGTGAGTTAAAACAAGATCCTGCAGGAAAAACAGGTATAGAATTTTTAAGAAAAAATATCGATAAAATTAAATTTACTACTAATAGTTCTATAAAGAGAGATATTAATGTACAATATCTTGAAAAGAATAGAGATAAAATGTTTATACAGAAATATCTTGTAATTCCTAAATTTTATAGAGATAAAAATACTACTACTGAATCAAGAACTGTAGGATTATCTGGTATAAATAAATTATATAATGATCTTATAGTTGCATCTAACGCTTTAACAGCAACTCAAGATTATATGTTTGACGCTACAGAATCTATGAAAGGTAGAGTACAAGAAATTATATTAAATATATATAATTGGTTCTGTGGAATTTCATCTTCTACATCATCAGAAATAAATAATCGTGGTATTCAGGGCAAATTTGGTATTCTTAGAAGAGCAAATATGTCAAAAACATCAAATTATGCATCTAGATTGGTAATTACAGCTCCAGAGTTAAAATCAGAGAAACCAGACGGTATGAAAGTAGATCTTAATACTTCTGCTATTCCTATGTCTGCATGTATTGCTGCTTTTAGAGACTTTATAATATTCCAAACTAGAAGATTTTTTGATAATGAATTTTCTGGAATACAAACTTATCCTGTATATGATATTGATAAAAAGAAAGTAGAATATATGGAGTTAGATTCTCCAGAAATATTCTTTTCAGATGATAGAATAATAAAAGAAATGGAAAGATTTCTACATGGATACAATAATAGATTTGTTCCAATAGAAATTCCTGTAAAAAATAGTAAGAAAACTTATTATATGCAGTTCAGAGGACGTTATGGAGATATTCCTAATGAAGAAAATCCTGAACCAATATATAGTAGAAGTCTTACATGGTGTGATGTATTCTTTATAGCTTGTATGGAAGCTGTTAAAGGAAAACATGTACTTATTACAAGATTTCCCATTAACGTTGTTACAATATAACAAGATCGGTGGCTTTGGCCAGAAATGGTCATCGAATAACTCCTTTAATTGCTGGAAACTTCTTAGAGCTTTAAGTACCAAAGTGTAATAATCTTAAAGATTGAACAATCAGCAGCCAAGTCTCGCAAGAGAAAGGTTCATCGACTATCGAAAGTATAGTATATAAAGAAATTTATATATGAATAAACGAGTAGAGTAGGATAATAAAATATCCGAAACAGGGAGGTCCCTCTATTATGGTAATAGTAATAAGGGATATGATATAGTCAGCCTATATATGAAAGTATATAGATTATTAGCGATAGTTATACAAATCAGGTAGTTACTAAGGTAACTGTAAGTTGTACTAAAGAATCTGAACCTATGACAGTAAATAATGAATTCTATCAATATTATCCTAAGATAAGACAAGAAGATATAGGAACAGATACATCTAATAAATTTATAGATACTATGAACTTCTCTAATCTATATCTTAAAGGTATGGGTGGAGATTATGATGGAGATCAAATTACTGTTAAAGGTGTATATACAGAAGAAGCTAATGAAGAATTAGAAAACTTTATGAATAGTAAACAAAACTTCATTACATTTGGTGGAAAACCTTCAAAAGCTTCAGAAGGTGATGCTATACAGAGTATATATGCTTTTACAAAAGTATTAAGTGATACAAAATTAACAAAAAATATACAATTTTCATAAAAATATGCCCCTAGTAGAATAAACTACTAGGGGTTTAATTTTATGATACTCTTTTCCAAATATTTACTACTAAATATGGTGGCATATTATTATGAGATTTTCCACCACCTGCAACACGAGGATCACCAGCATCATATCCTGATCCCCATATACCTAGTCCGCGAGTCCACCCTGATGTCACATTAGTTTGTACTGTTCCATCTTTTTGATGAACTCTCCATCCATTAATACCTTTAAGATATGTTTCTGGCACTTCATCACTAATAAGTGTATGTTGAACCTCACCACCTGTACTAGCATTAGTATATGTATAGGTGGTATTATTTTCTACATAAGTACCACTACCTAATAAGAATTTACCTTCTACCTTCTCCCATGTACCTGGTAAGAATGTATTTACATCTTCATTACTAGTAGTTATATAAATACTACCTACCCTCCATAAATCATTATTAAGATATTATCTATAATATACCATAACATATCCCCAACCTTTTACAGATTGTCCACCATATACAAAATTAGAAGCTTCAAACGATTTACCATTATT